TGAACATTATGGACGGCGTGACTACGACTGCCGCAGAGATCAACCTAATAGACGGTGGTACTTCGAGAGGCACTACTGCTGTAGCTTCTGGTGACGGCATATTAATCAATGATGCTGGCACAATGGCAATGACCAATGTTGATACCGTGTCAACTTACTTTGCAAGTCATAGTGTTGGCGGTGGCAATATCGTTACAACTGGCGCATTGAACTCCGGTTCGATTACGTCAGGATTCGGAACAATTGATACGGGTTCATCCGCTATTACAACGACAGGGCTAATCAGCGGTGGCTCTTTAGACATTGATAACGTCCTAATCAACGGTACAACCATAGGCCATACAGACGATACCGATCTAATAACCGTAGCAGATAGCGCACTAACCATTGATGGCGATGTTGTTGTTACCGGAACCACGCCAAAGATTACGATAGGAGATGCTGGAACAGAAGACTCCATGTTGGCATTTGATGGAAATGCGTTAGATTTTCATGTTGCTCTTGATGACTCTGCGGATGATCTAGTTATCGGTACGGGTACGACTGCTGGTAGTAATACTCTGATCTCTGTAAATGGTGATGGGTCGGAAACTAAGTTTAATCAGCCTAAGATAACGATTGGTGATGCAACTGCCGAAGATACTTACATCATCTTCGATGGAAACGCACAGGATTTCCGCATTGGACTTGACGATGGTACTGACACATTAGAGATTGGTGGTGGGGCAGCGCATGGAACTGCTGCTGGTATCTCTATGGATGTTAATGGTGATATGACTTTAGGTGGTGGTATGGTCTGTTCTGATGAGGTAGTTAGCAGGGCAGAAATAAGAGATTATTCTGAATCTTATACGGCATCAACAGGAACAGGCACTGTAACGCTTGATATGACAAATGGCAATGTGTTTCAACATACTGCGGATGGCGGCAATATCACGTTTGCATTCTCTAACCCACCGACAAGCGGAAAGGCTGGTTCCCTCACATTAAAATGGATTCAGGACTCTTCCGACAGGACTATAACATGGCCCGGAGCGGTAGATTGGGCTGGCGGCTCGGCACCAGACGTAACAAGTGGGTCGGGGAAAGTGGATATGTACACATTCCTAACGGTTGACGCAGGAACTACATGGTACGGATTTCAAGCTGGCGCAGAGATGGGTTAATAGGGGATAGAATATGGCAAAAGAAACTGCAACATATATCAGTCAATTAGTAGCGACTAACCCCGTTGCCTCTGATTCTGTATCAGTCGGAGATGACCATCTTAGGATGTTGAAGACTGTTCTGAAGACTCAGTTTAGTGGTCTTACGGGAACAACCGCTGTCAGTTCTTCTGAGGCGGAATTAAATATCCTTGATGGTGTGACATCTACGGCTGCGGAATTAAACTACTTAGATATCACCACTCTTGGTACTTCCGCAAACTCTAAGGCACTTACTCAATCTGCGGGAGGGGTAGTTACCATTGCTGGGGATGTAGTCGTTAGTGGCACAACTCCCAAGGTAACAATAGGTGATGCAGGTGCAGAAGATACAACCCTTCTGTTTGACGGCAATGCCAAGGATTTCTATGTAGCACTTGACGATAGTGCAGACAAACTTGTTATTGGCGAAGGTTCCACTGTTGGGACAAACAGCATTTTAACCATTACCGATGACACTGTAACTTTGGGCGATGGTGCTGCGGTTGATACTGCAATTGTATTTGATGGCAACGCAAAGGATTTTCATATAGCCTTGGATGACAGTGTTGATAAGCTAGTTATTGGGGAAGGTTCTACTGTAGGAACAAATGAAATACTTAGCATTACTGATGATACAGTTACGATAGGTGATGGGGCTGCTGTTGACACTTACCTTAATTTTGACGGGAATGCTGCTGACTTCCGTATTGGTATTGATGATGGTACGGATAAGCTAGAAATAGGTGGTGGCGTAGCACACGGTACTGCTGCCGGAATATCTATGGATGTCAACGGCGACATGACGCTAGGTGGTGGCATTGTTTGCTCAGACGAAGTTGTTAGCCGACCAGAGTTAAGAGATTACGCAGAGTCTTACAATGCCTCGTCTGGAACCGGTACTGTAACGCTTGACCTTACTAACGGGAATGTATTTCAACACACGGCATCGGGCGGAAACGTAACTTTTGCATTTTCTAATCCTCCAGCTAGTGGTAATGCTGGCTCATTGACATTAAAGTGGATACAAGACTCGTCTGATAGAACAATTACATGGCCGGGTGCAGTAGATTGGCCTGGAGGGTCTGCTCCTGATGTTACAAGCGGTAGTGCTAAAGTAGATATATACACATTTTTCACTGTAGACGGCGGAACAATATGGTATGGGTTCCAAGCTGGCGCAGAGATGGGTTAAGGAGAACAGAATGCCTTTAGGAGCACAAAAAGCAGGATTATTTGGGGCAGCAGGTGCTGCTTCTGGCGGTGGACAGATCGGTCTTTTCTGGGGTGGGGATCAATCAGGGGGTACTCATGTAAATGTAATAGACTATATAACTATATCGAGTGATGGAAATGCCACAGATTTTGGAGATATTGGACGCGCTAGTTCCTCAGGCGCAGGAACCGATAATGGCACAGATGCTAGGGGAGTAAACTGTGGTGGGCAACATGATGGTGGTGGTACTGTATCGGATGTTATAGATTATGTAACTATTACCTCGGCGGGTAACTCACAGGATTTCGGGGATTTAGCATACGCCAGACGGCAACCCTCTGCTTGTAGTAATGGTACGAATGATCGTGCGGTCGTTTATGGTAGTTCGGGCAACAGTCAAATTGATTATTTTACTATAACTTCTACAGGCAACGCCTCTGATTTTGGAGATTTACCAGCAGCTTCAGAATCAAGGAAAGGGGGCACCAGTAATGGAACGGATGAGCGCGGGATATTTTTTGGCGGTTATCGTGATGGAACAAACAGGGATCATATAGATTATATAACAATCAATAGCACTGGTAATTCCACAGACTTTGGAGATTTATCTGTTGGGCGACAGGAAGCATCAGGTATGAGTAATGATACATCGGATCGCGGTGTTTGTTACGGAGGTGATTCTTCAAACGTCATTGATTATATTACGATAACAAGCACTGGCAATGCTACTGATTTCGGGGATGCGGTTTCGAATGGTGGGGAATACAGAAGGGGCGGTATGGATAGTGGTACTGATAATATAGGTATATGTGGTGGTGGCCCTGCGGTAAGCTCGAAGACTATTGATAAAATAACTATTTCATCTGCGGGAAATGCGAGTGATTTCGGAGATAGGACGGTTGATGGATTCGCTGTAGGTGCGTGTGCGAACAGTAAAGCATGAATAATATTACTCACGCCAATGGGAAGGTAAACGGCCTTATACAGGTTAATGGGGAAATAAATGCTCTAGCCTTGTTGAAAGAATCTTCTATAAACCTACCCCAGAAGTCGCTTGAGAAGATAGCTAATCGCCTTCCTGAACTTGCCAGAGCATTGAATACTACGGGAAGAAGGAATACCCAGACCACTTCCCAGTTGATGACACTGAACATGGCTGGTGATGAACCTTACCGACACCTGCGTCAGATATTAGTTCAGATAGACAAAAAGAAAACCTCTTTAGAAGAACTTGCTTTTAAGTACAGAAAGGATGAGATCAGGAAGGGGAAACTCTTAGAGAAGGATGACGAGTTGGCTATATTATCTGCTCAAGAAATTGATTGCAGAATGATACGCTCAAGAGTTTACATCGAAGGCGCAGTCAAAGAGATTGGAATGTTTCAAGATGTTTATGACGAGATCAGGGAGGCTCATGGCATACCCGAAAACTGGGATGAACTTGATATGGAGAAAGGGGAGATACGCCACCATATTAAGATGGGTTTCAGGATGGCATTTCAAGAAATAATGGCGCATGGCATGGTGGGCAGGGGGTCGGCAGAATATCTGGAGCAGTTTGGTGTTCATCCGCAAGGCGCAAGAAAGCATTTGCAGGATTATATCATTGCAAACGAGGAGATGTTAAAGAATGGGCAGGAACCAACTATAGAGCATTTTCATAAATTTTTAGATGCTATGGGAGATAAATATAAGGATGCCCACAAAGCCAACATGAAAAGGATCGGTATAAAAAATCTTATCCACGATGATTTTATCTTTAGGGAGTTGAATTAATGAATTACGCAAGAGTAGAAAATGACAGCGTTGTTGAGTATCCATTCAACACCGCACTGTTAAAGCAAGCAAACCCGAATACAAGTTTTCCCAAACATCCGCTGGAAAAGGCTAATGTTCGTGAGGATTACGGTGTTGTTGAGGTAGTGCCTGTTTCAGCACCAGAGTCAGATACACATAACGTATCGGAAGTTACGCCGGTTAATGTCGGTGGAACATGGACTCAGACATGGAATCAAACTGCTAAGTCTAACGAAGAATTAAACGCTGTGGCTGTTTCTAACAGGGTATCAGAATACGGTACTTCAGAAAATCAATTAGAGTTTATAACTGAAAATGGCCTAGAAGCATGGCAAACTAAAGTCGCAGAGATAAAGGCTAAATACCCGAAAGTCTAATGGCTCTAATTCCGATTGATAATGTCGGGCAGATGGGGATTGTCAAAGATATAAATGCTTGGCAACTTCCCCCTAATGTCTGGACGGACGGCAATAATATAAGAGCAGAGCATGGGGCTATACAGAAAACCCCAGGCTATAAGGAAGTTATGGCTTCCTGCCCTGTTGCACCTTACTACATAACTAACTTAGTAGCAGGGTCTACGTCTTATTGGGTAATCGGTGGATTGACTAAGATTTATGTTCACAATGGTTCGTCATGGACTGACATAACTCGATCATCCGGTGATTATAGTGCTACAGCTAGAGGGGGTTGGATATCCACCGTCTTAGCCGGTGTTCTTATTATGACCAACGGTGTTGATGACCCACAGTTCTGGGCATTGAGTTCCGGCGTACCCGCTGTTGGTACTAGGATGGCAGACCTGACTAACTGGCCCGCCTCTACTGAATGTAAATCCATAAAAGCGTTCCGCTCTTTTCTAATCTCCCTTAACGTAACAAAGTCAAGCACTAAGTATACAAACTTAGTCAAGTGGTCAACAGAGGCAGCTATACAAACTGTTCCATCTTCTTGGGATGAAACTTCCGCAACAGTTGATGCTGGTGAATATGAACTTGCTGATTCTAAAGGAGCCATACTAGATGGTCTTCCCCTGACAGACAAGTTTATGATCTACAAAGAAGATTCCATTTACCAGATGTCCTATGTTGGTACTCCCTTTATATTTGCTTTTCGTCAACTATCCCCGACTATTGGCGCACTGTCTACAAACTGTGTAGCTGAGTTTGGGGATAAGCATTTTATTTTTGGTAATGGCGACATCTACATTAATGACGGGATGAAGGTTGAATCTATCCTTCCCCACAAGATGAGGGATTATTTATTCGGTAATATGAATGGTGATGAGCATGAAAAGGCATTCGTAGTTGCAGACTATGGCAATACGGAAATGTATGCTTGCTATGTATCGGCTGGCAATTTAACAAATGCACAGTGCGATAAAGCCCTAGTCTGGAACTGGGCGAATCAAACATTTACAGAGCGTGATCTTCCAGAAACATCAATGATTGGATATGGTATTGAAGGCGATCCATTATCCTCTGCATCATGGTCTGCTGATACGAGTACATGGGCAAATAATTCACTGAACTGGAATACAGCAGCTTCATCATCCTTTTTTAATACGGCTGGTAAAGGTCTGGTAATGGCATCTGCAACTGATACTAAAATGTATCGCCATGAAACCGGAAACACGAAGGATGGAACTAACATGACATCCTATATTGAAAGAACCGGGATAACCGTAGATGAGTCAGGACAACCTAACGCATCAGCAGTAAAGAAGGTTCTGTCTGTCTGGCCCAAGATGTCATCTTCTGATGCTAACACTGTGAACGTCTATGTAGGCGCACAGATGTCAACAGAGGAAAGTATTACATGGGAAGGGCCATATACCTTTAATCCTGATTCACAATCAAAGGTTCCTGTCAGGGTTACAGGAAAATATATAGGTGTGAAATTTGAATCCACCGGAGATCAAACATGGAGATTGGACGGTTATTCCCTAGACGTTATGAACGCAGGGAATAGAGGCTCCAAGATGAACTAATGGCTACTCATGTAGATAGAGTAGAAAGGTCTGTAACCCATTACGAACCCGGCCCATTACCGGCAGATACAGAAAGTCTGGGGTTATACCTTGTTACTGAATTAAAAAGGTTGGGTGATATCCTGTTAAATCAGGCAACATTCAGGCTGGAAAGAACACATGAAGCACCGGCAAGACCCAGAACCGGAGATATCAGATTCGCAGATGGATCGGATTGGAATCCAGGATCAGGTGAAGGAATCTACTGGTACGGAAGTAGCTGGAATAAACTGTGAAGGCTCATATCGTACAGCCTGAAGATATTGCATATATCTGGGAACAGGTCGCACCCCTGCTCGACAGGGTAAAGGAGCATAGTGAAGGGGAGTTGGAGACTGATGATTTCCTTGAACCGCTTACTCACGGTGATATGCAGTTGTGGATAGCTACGGAAGATAATAGTATGCACTCCGCTATGATTACGCAGATAGTAACCTACCCGCAAAAACAAATACTTAGGGTGATATCAATCGCTGGTTCTGATTTTAAAAAGCTGTACGAATTTAACGATATGGTAGAGTCTTTCGCCATAAGAACGGGATGCTCTGGCATGGAGTTATGGGGTAGGAAGGGTTGGAAGAAACTACTACCCGATTGGGAATCTAATTATATTGTCTACACCAAAGACTTGAAACATAGGATGCAATAATATGGCACGAACTTTAGCAGAATCTATCGCCCATGAAGAGGCAGCAAACGCAAGGGCGCGAGCGGAAGGTTATGAAAGCGCAGCCCACAAAGAAGCCGCCGCAAACTTTCGACGCGCACAAGCCGATCCTAATGCTCCAGATGCCGCCGAATATGAAAGACAGTCGAATATACGGGCTGCACAGGTTACTGACCCACGTACTGGCCAACCTTTTGCTAGTGCTTCTGATATGGAAGCGTATGCAAATAGCCTATCAGCACAGGTCTTTAACCCAGCTACTGGGGCAAACTTTACAAGTGCTGCTGACTATGAAATTGATGCTAACAGACGGGCGCGAGAAGCTGGATTTCTAAATGCTGCTGACCTAGAAACCTATGGTGCTGCGGGAGCAACACGCTCTACTGACCCATTCCTCGATCCTCGCTTACAACCAGCACCTGTAATTCCAGAGCAATTCCGTCTTGGTACAGCAAATCTCCTTAAATATAATCCCGATCAGCCAAATGTTCCGGGCTATGACCCCAACTGGCGTAATGATCCCAAATACGCTAGTAGATACGGTACGATTGGCTTTGATGTTCATGGCAATCCCATAACTGGCGGTGGTGTTACAACAGTCGGTGGACCACCAAATCCCACGGTTCCCAGTTTCGGATACCCACAGTATCAGGATTGGACAAGATTCATGCCGACTAACTTCCAGCTTGCTGAGGGTGGTGGTATGCACTATCAGCCTGGAGCTTGGGGAAATCTGCCGGGTGCTGGTGGTGCGGCGATAGGTGCTGGAAATAATATATGGAACACGGGTACAGTAACGGGAGGTACTACAGCAACAGGTGGTCCCGGCTCGATCAATCCCAATATATGGGGTACTTCCAATGCTAATGTTAATACTACAGGGGTAAGGCCCGGTTCAGATAAAGCTAATGATCTAGCTGCTGGTAGAACCCATCATCCACAGATGTATGATGCCAATGATATGTGGATTGGTGCTGAAGGTGGTGGCCCAGGTGAAGCTAATTGGACAGGTGGTGGATTAACTGGTGCGGGTGCTGGTGGAGTACCTTGGCAAGATACATTCATAGCCCCATTAGGAAATAAACTAGGTTGGAATGCAGCCGGTACCAGCGCAAATGCACAGAAAAATGCTGTAGCAGCCCATAATGCCCTTGCTGGTTCTTGGGTATCCAATCCAGTCGGAATGAGTCCAGCGGCGATAGCTGCATATGGCGGAGGTGATTACTTTACACCAGTTAATCCTTATGCTGTTACTCCTGCGAACATTCTCCAGCAAGGCTCAATTGATCCGACTGGTAGTGATGTAGAAACGGCGATAGAAACGGTAGGAGCGGGTGATTGGAGCGGTGGAGAACACCGTTAACTAGAGGATATAACTATGGCAGGTGGAACTAAAGTATCAACTACACAAACTGGCCCATGGGGCGGTTATGTTGGTGATCCAGAATTCAAGGGCAGTCAATCTTGGGGTCAGCAACCATATCTCATTGGTGGCATGGAACAAGCTCGCACATTATATGATATGGATGAGGGTATGGGTCCAGCTTATTTCGGTGGTGAAACTCTTGCTGGATTTACTCCTGCTGAACAAACCGCTCAAAGGGCTACTACTACATACGGCTTGGGTCCAAGGGCTGGCGCACAACAGGCTGCAGCAGAGAAGGCTCTGATCGGTGGTCTAGGTGGACAGGTAGATTATTCCCAGTTCCAACCTATGGCTGATGTATATGGTCAGCAGTATCTATCAGAGATTCAGAAGAATATGCCAGCGGTCAGACAATCCATGGTTGAGTATCAGCCAGGCGGTGGTTCAAGAGGCGATATAGTGCAGGGCCAGATTGCAGGTGCTGCGGGTAAAAACCTAGCAAAGAATCTAGCTGGCTTATATGGTGGTGCTTATACTGCTGCACAGGAGCGGGTTCCCCAGTTCATGCAACAGTACCCCTCAATAATGAGTGCGCCAATGGCCATGTACGGTGCTGTAGGTGGAGTTGGAGAGCAACAGAGAGCCATGCAGCAGGAAGCTATCAATAGAGATATGGCTAGGTACCAGTACGAGTCTACGGCCCCACAGGCTGCATTACAGAACTACATGGCTATGGTCAGTGGTGACTATGGTGCTGCCACAAGGCAGACCACACCAGGTCCGGGCATGATGGGTACGCTGGGTAGCTTGGCTAGTATAGTCGGGTCTGGCGGCCTTAACTTGTTCGGATAGGGGGTAGATAATGTTATTCCCATATCAAAAAGATAAGTGGAAATGGCAGGGGAGACAGTATCCACAGTCACCGAGCCTTATGCCGCCGACTATCGGCCATGTTGGTGAAGGGGATGAATGGAAGGCTCAATGGCAATATCCTGATTCTCACATCACTAGCGAATCCGGTCCATTGCAACAGAGTCCAGCACTTCCCGGCATGGTGCCCAGAACATCTCAGACCCCATTTTATGAGTATGAGGCTGCACACAGTACATCGCCTGTAGTGGCACCACGAACTCCTATAGCGAAAAAGAAAGGATTAGGTATTAATGACTACTTGGATGCGTTTGGTGAGTTAAAACCATATACTCCAAAGCCTGGCTCGGCATCTGCCCGCGGTGTTGGCAGTAACACATTGGCAAAGTTTACCCCAATACCCGGACTCAATCCCAACTATGATTGGAGTTACGGGGGGTTAGATTTTGACCCATTAAAAAGACAAAAGAAAATGATGGGGAGTTTAGTTTAATGGCAGAATATCCACGAAAAAGAAAACCCCCGCAAAGCCAATTTACCGATATAGATGTCGCGGCTAATTATTTTGCAGACCTTGATAGACAGAATAATATTAAAAGGGCTATGAATGTTATACATAATCTTAACCTATTTCAACCGGGTTATGCTGAATCCCCTGAAGCTGCTTGGAATGCAAATGCAATTGCCAAAAAGGGCGTTAGTTCTACTGGCTCGTCTACTCGTTATAAGATGATGAGGGATGCCGACAAGGAAAGGGTTGCTGCTGAATTTACATCTAGATTCCAAGAGGAAGATTTCCTAGATATGGAATCCTTTTATAGATGGACCAAGACTATGGGGTCGGATTATAGAGAGACATTACTTAGGCAGCATGAAGCTATAACTAAGAATAAAATTGATGCCATGAAGAATACCAAGGTGGCAGAAGCTGTAGATACTCTATTTTCTAAATACAATGATGCGTGGGCAGTTGGGGGTTACAATGAGCAAACTCAGATACTTATTGATATAGCCGACAGCGAGGTTATTAAGAATCTTCCTTCTAGGTTGCGGAAATTTGCAATAGAAGAAGCCACCGACTCATTAACTAAATTTCGCCCCTCAATGGGCCGATATGCGGCAGCGACTGAAGCTAGAAGTGTACAGCAAGAAGCGGATCGGGTTATTGATCTTGCGGATGCCAGAGCAGATGAGACATTAAAAGAAACTAGCGAGGTGTTATCTGCTAAGGTGGTTCAGGAAGCGATTAATCTTATGGGTGAGGATAGTAATCTTACCCGCGATGAGGCATTAGATAAAGCTATTGCTATGGTTGTCCCCCGTGGAAAAACGCAGATATTAGACGAGCAGGAATTAAAGAGAAGGTTTGATTTATTTATTCCAGAGGAAACTAAGCTACAAACGGAAACATATTATGATCCTGATTCTCAACAGTTAGTTTCAGCTACAGATGCAGAAGCTAGAGAGTTGGGGCTTTTGCCGAAAGAAGAAGCAGAAGTATTAAGGCCAAGACCTCTGGATTATAGAAATGCACAGGATAGGTTTTGGCTTGAGTCTGGACAGAATCTTGTGGATTCTGGTGAGATAACTCAGGTGTTGTTTGATTTTTATAAGAAAAATGGTCGTCTTATATATAGCCCAAGAGAGCAGGATAAGTGGATTATAGACCTCTGGAGAAAGGAAAAGAAAAGACTAGAGGATGAGGCTTCAGCAAAGCAGCGAAGTATAGTCTTTGATATGGTGACAGGCGCTTCTGGTGGTCAGAAAGCCGATGGTATTGGGGCTGTAAGATTAAAAAAGAAAGAGTCTGATCAATAATGGAATATGAGATAGACTATACATACCAAGGTACTGTATATACTTTAGATGTGGATGAGTCTTTTTTAGAGTTGCCTTTTGAGGAGCAGAAGGCTAGAGCGCGTTCAAAAGTAATGGCGATGCTGTCTAGGCAGAAATCAGATGATGCTGGTACGCTAACTGATGAACTTATTGAGGCTACTGCAAGTCCATTCCGAGATACTATAGAGTTATCGGGTGAGGCAGCGCAGTGGGGCAAAGACTTAATGTCCCAATCAGTTGATAACATGAAGAGTGGTCGTGCACCATTAGCCCCTCTTGAATTCCTAATAGGCTTTGGTAGCTGGGTAGCTTCTCCCTTTACAGGATTCTTTCAAGCCTTCCTTGGTAAACCCACTGAGACTTTAACAGAGGCTGGTCTGAACGAACTAGCTGAACTCACGGGTAAAGATTCAGAGTCGGTTAGAGCGGCCAATAAGAAGTTTGCACAGGTGGCTGGTCAGACAGTGGCTATAGCCCCAGAGATTATAGGTCCGTCTGGTATAGCTAGAAGTGCAGCATCTATACTAAAGGCTGAACAGGGTTCTGCTCAGGCATTGGCTGGACCCCTTAGATATTTAGCCGGAGAGAAGGCACCAGTAACCACATATGCTCCTGTATCCAGGGAGGTCGATGAGGCCATTCCCCCTAGTGGAGTGGTGGAAGAGGGGGTAGACGAGATTCCTATTCCTGTTGACCGGACCACTGAAGGCACGGTTCAGAGAATGTCATTAAGAACGGTAGGTGATATTACTACTGACCCCGGTATCATAAGCAGAGTAGAAGAATTAAGAAATGCGTCTCCCGCAAATAGGCAGAGGCTATTCAGAGATATAGGAGCGGAACTACAAGAGGCTCTGGCGAGTGGTGATGTTACTCCCACAGGCTTTATGAAGGTACTCAATGACATGGGGCTAGATGGTAGGGAATTGTTTGAGGTGTCCGTATCTGAATCAGCTAGAACCCTAAACCTTCTATCCCAAGCTGCCAGAAAGATTGCTAACTCATCTGATATGCCTCTTAGTGTGCGTCAGGAGATGAAGATTATCGCTGATAATCTCGATAGGAATAGAAAAGTTGGCGGGATGGAGAAGTTTTGGCGTGGCTGGAGGGCTGTAGAGAACTTTGCCAGAGGTACGATGGTCGGTCAGGTAGCCACAGCCATGAGAAACACATGGTCGCAGACAGGTAGGCTCGGTATTGGAATATTGGATGATGCTATACAGGGTGCCTTGCGCGGTACAACTGCTAGAGAATCTGTAAAAAACGTATGGGACTCTGTAGCTGCTGATGCAAAGTCTTTGCCCGGTATAAGACATATCCTTCAGAGGGATCAGAAACTACTTAACGATATACTTGACGGCAACCCCATAACAGAAGAGCGGTTAATGAATCGCTCGGTGCATGAGGTTAATGCGGCTAACAAACTAATTACGTTTGTTAATGGTCTTAACATCTTGCAAGAAAAGATGTTCAGGCGCATGGCCTTTCAGGCTAGGCTTGATAAGAACTTGAGATCGGTAGGTATTGATATAAATGATATTGACCCATCCAAGATACCGGCCGCTGCATTGGAAGATGCGGTAGAACACGCGCTGGAGATTTCTTTTGCTTCATCTGGAGGTAAGGTGGCCAGACAGATTCAAGAAGCCTTTGAGAGAATACCATTCCTTTACACTATAAACCCGTACCCCAGGTTTGCTTTCGGCAACGCTCTTCCATTCCTATTTGAGCATAGCCCTGCTGGATTTGCTAAAGCATTTTCCCCAAGAACCATAGCCGACCTAGCCAGTGGCGACAGCCGTAGGTTTACCCGTTCTGCATCACGCGCATTGATCGGAACCATGCTAATGGCTAAGGCATGGGAAATAAGAAACGACCCATCTATAGGTGGGGAGAAGTATAATGAGTTAAGGGTTCAGGGTGGGGTAGCTGATGCACGTCCCTATTCTCCACTACTCTCGCCCTACCTGTTCTTGGCAGAGGCTATGAAGCCCGGTGGCGGTACGTTGAAGGGGACCGACTATGCAGAAATTGCTATAGGGTTAAATAGAATAAAGGGTACCGGTCTTGTTATGATAGACGCGATGAGGGGTTACGATGGCAAGGCATCTATAGAAACCATAACTTCATTCCTGGGTGATTGGTTAGGCAGATTTACTGTACCATTAAGGACCGTAAAAGATGTTCAGCAATCTATAATGGGAGCAGAAGAGTCGCTAGAGCCACGATCAGACATACAGGGTGGTAATCTAATCGGACCTACCATATCTAACCTACCATTCGCAGAACGTATGCTGACCCAGAGAGCCTCAGCTATACATGAAGGCCCAATGAGGTCGGAACCAGTCACCATACTTGGAATGGAAATCCCTGCTGGTATAGCCAGACAGACATTGGGTGTAACCATAAGAAAAAAGAATCAGGTTGAGGCGGAAGTGGATAGGCTGGGAATACAATACGGTGCGTTCTCATTTA